ACATGAACAGCGGATCCGAGCGCGCGCCGACCGCCGAGCGCAGGACGTCGAATAGATCGCGGGTTTTGTGGGCGTGCAGCTCATCAAAGCACAGCGCAGAGGGGTTCAATCCGTCCTGCGTCGAGGCCTTCGAGTTGATCGGGATGAACGCGCCGCCCATTTCGTACCGCACGATCGAGTTGCTGAAGGCCTCGAGCGTGAAGGCCTTCTGCAGACCCGGGTTCTGCTGCACCATCCTCTGTGCGATATGGAACACGATGCGCGCCTGGCGCCCGGTCATCGCGGCCGAGAGCACCTGGGGACCGTGTTCGGACTCCATGCAGAACACGAAGAGCAGGATCGCGGCCGCGAGCGTGGACTTGGCATTTTTGCGCGCGACGCAGTACAGCAACGTCGTGAAGCGCCGGGCGCCATCGAGCCGGCGAAAGCCGAAGAGCTGCACGACCAGAAAACACTCGCACGGCTCGAGCGTGAGGGTGTCGGTCGTCCACTGCCCCTCGACGTGCGGCAGCCGCTCGATGAATTTGCAGGCCTTGATGGCCTGGTTCGCGCTCCACAGGAACGGCGGCCGCTTCCGTTGGCTGGCTTTTAAGTCGCGGATGAAGCGGCGCGCCGCCTGGCGGATCCGTTTTCCGAACCTCTCGCCGTGGGTATCGGCGATCGCTTCCTCGGCGTAGACGATGGCCTCGAGGATGTAGTCCCTAGGTGGGGAGTTCCTTGAGGTCGTCGAACGGCGTTTCGGATTTGCCTTTGCGCTTTTGGGCGATGCTGACACGAGACCTCGAGGACGGAGAGAAGCCCATCTCGGCCGCGGCGCGCATCATCAGCGCGGCCTGGCGGTTCATGATCGAGACGTACGGCGATTGCATCGGCGCACCGGTAACCGGCGTCTTGATCAGGGCGCCGAACTGGGTGACCTTCTGAACGGCCTCGGCGTGCAGCACTTTCGCGCACACCCAGACCACGAGCATCGACTTATCGAGCTGCTTGAGCAGGCCCGCCGGCGCCGCGTCGATCGCGGCCGACCATTCCGCGCGCTGCTTGTCATCAAACCAGGGCGGCGGCTCGACGATGTCGCCAACCGGAACGGGCTCATCCTCATTGATCGGCCGATGGCCGGGATTTCCCGTGACGACTTTGAGCCAGGACGGTTTTGGCTTGGGACCTGGCGCCATTTAGAGCCCCTCCCGACGTGAATTTCGGGAGATCCCCCCTGTTTTCAATTCGCGCGTGCAAAAATTTGCCACAAGACGCGCTTCCACGACACGAGGCCTACAGTTCACATCCCCCCTAGTCCCGACGGGCCGCGGCGGCGCAGATAACTTTCGTTCGTCGCGTCGCATTCGTTCTTCGATCCGTCGCTTAGGTCCGTTGTGGCAGGGGTTGCACAGCGACTGCCAGTTGTCTTCATCCCAGAACAGCACCGGATCGCCACGATGCGGGATCACATGATCGACGCACTGACACGGCGTGATGCGTCCGCGATCCATACACATCTTGCACAGAGGATGACGACGACGATAGTCGGCAGCAGCGCGCAACCATTCGTTGGTATAGCCTTGTTGCTGCCGTGTGCCGCGTCGCTGGTAGTCGCTGCGCGATCGATCAATGGCTGTTGGTTGACCGAGCACACGATGCGTCTTGGGCATTGTCGGCATAGCGAACTGATTTATCTAATCTTTCAACACGACGACCACCAACACAATCAACTCAGCGAACAGCGCGATACACGGCAAAATCACGGTTGCGCTTCCACGATCGCATCGAGCAACGCATCGACGCAGACGACGCACTTTTTAGCGAGATCTGACGTCGGCTGATCGCCGCGTGCGATCGCAATACTGGTGAACAGTGCAGCCAAACCCAACCGCACAACCTGTTCGCGATCGTGGTAGTCGATGCGGCTGGGTTTGTCAGGTGTCGGCATTGACGCTATTTCTTGGCGTCAGCAGCAGCTTTGGCAGCCTTCTGTTCAGCGAGCGTTTTAGCGCTCGGCGGCTGACCGCGTCGTTCTTCTTTGGTCTTTCTGCCGGCGACTGCAGCCGGTTTTCGCTTAATCGTTGTGATCGGAGCTTGCGGCATCGATATTCTCCTTCAGGTGACTTGCGACGTGCAGTATTGCGGTCTTTTGGGAGTTAGTCGAATCCGGAGCGGTATATGCGCGCAGCATGTCGTCGAACAAAGCGGTTCTATCGATCATCAGCCGATGAGGCAAAGCAGACATTTCCTCGATTTTCACAAGGACTGATCCACGCGGCGGATTCGGAACGCCGCGCACCACGACCAGCATGTCCACCATTTTGTCGTTTTCAATGACGCCGGCGCCGGCCAGCGCGTCCAAAACGGTCTTCACACGATTGTCGATGTCGTAGGTGAGCCAATTCGGCGCGCGACAGACGATCGAGACGGCCAGGTTATCTTTCGTCCAGAAACGCCGTACGCGATGCTCGAGCACATAATCGCCGACGGCTTTTTTGAACGTCTTATAGTCAGGACCCAGAATTTTGCCGCCGCTCGAAGTCGGTCGCCAGGCATGATTGACGGTCGGTGGCCACGGCAGCTCGCAAACGACTTTAGCCATCGGGATCCACGTGGAACGAAAAATCACCATTGCCCAAATCGGTGACGCTGAGCGAACGCACGGTGACCACACCGTCTTTGCGCGACACGATCTGCAAGCAGCGACCGATATCGACAGTGCCGAACATACGGAATAGCTCGAGCGAGTACTTGATGCCGAACACGGTGATGGAGCGGATATCGTCCGATTCCTTAATGACTAGATCGCGCGTGCCGACGTTGACGTAGTCGCTCACCGGATCAGTGACAAAGTCAGGCGTTCTCATCGACCGCTCTCGACTTCGTACAAATCGGCCTCGCACGCGAGCTCGGCCAAATGCTGGTCGGCGAAATGGCCGTTAATTTTCTCGACGTGATCGTTTTCCGTCGCTTTGCGCTCCGCGACCCAATAGGCTTCGTGGTACGTGCAGATACGCCGGATTCGATGCGTTGCCGTCTCGAACGTCATCGCGTTGACGAAGTGCCATTGCATGATCGAGCCACCAGTTGCTCCAGGTCCGGAAAATCCTCAGGCGTCAGCGGGATCGTATGGTAGCCGCCGCGATCGTCTTTGGCGACAAAGCCCAAGCGCTCGAGCTCGATCAGCCGACGATGGAACACGGCGCGCGATATTAGGGTCATGGCCGAAAGCCGCCGCACGTTGGAGCCGGGATATTGCTTGACCGCTTCGCGCACGGTCCATGCCTGCAATGCAGGCCCTCTCTCCACCAATTTCGCGCTCATCCCACACCGCTATTCTGTCAAATCGCGATTCTAAAGGCGTTCCTGCCAAACTCCCACACACACGCTCGATTAAAAGCACCTATATTTAGCTAGATAGTTGATTTGAGCACACTTTTTATCAATTAAGATGCTAATATTCGACCTCGGAAACAAAGAAATTCTCCTTCACTTAACCGGAGCGATCGAACCATGAGCAAATCCAAGAAATCGACCAAATCCAAGGCCTCGAAGTCAGTCGCGGCCAAGGTGAGCACGGCCTCGAAGTCCGCCGCGGTACCGACCGCCGCGCAAAAGCAGGTGCGCTCGATGGCGGCCTACAAGGCGCACATGACGCGCCAGACCAACGCGCTCAACGCGGCGAAGAAGCCGGAGGACAAAGCGGCGGCGCGCAAGTCGATCGAGGCGATAGCGGCGAACATGAAGCAGTTCGCGAGCTGATGCGACAGCCTGGAGCACCTTCACGGGAAGGTGTTCCGGGATGCCAAATCCGGCCAGCAGCACAGGAAGTGGATAAAATGATTAATGACACCTATATTCGGCTGCGTCGCCTAGCGGACATCCAGGCGCAGATCGACGTCGCGACGGTGCAGTTCGAATTCGACCTGCAGCCCCAATGGCACTACGTGCCGCGCGATACCGATCCGACCGAAGAGAACTTGGCTCTGCCCGCGTTCCTGCAGATTCAAGGGGAGTAATTTCAACGAACAGGAGAATGGTATGAACAGTCGATTGCTGATTCTGGGCGCGCTGCTCGCGAGCGCGCCCGCGTGGTCATTGGATTTGAAAGGCGTCGAGGTCGGTCAGCCGATCAACGCCGCCCAGGTCAAAGACGCGCTCGGTTTTCACTTCAACACCGGCATGGAATCGCAGGGCGAGCGCTGCGTCGCGTCCTGCGGCTGGGGCGAGACCTCGATCGCCGGCGCCAGCGCTCAGGTCGCGATCACCATCGATCATCACGTGCTCGCGGAAATCTCGGCGACCTTCCCCTCGCTGGATTTCGACAAAATCAGCGCGGCGATCCTCACGAAGTACGGGAAGCCTGTGCAACTATCGCACAGCCACGCGCAAACGGTCGCGGGAGCGCAGCTGAACGTCATTATCGAAACCTGGCGCGACGCGGCCGGGGATGAGCTCGTGCTCTCGAACTTCGCAGACGGCGCGACCGGTGCTCTCACGCTCACCAGCAAAACGGAGGTCGATGGCAAAGCCGCGCGGGCGAAGAAACGCGCGGGCGATATCTAAAAAAAAACCGCATCCGGGGGAATCAACTCCGGACGCGGCGTTTCAAAAGGCGATTACGAACGACAGGAGCATACAACATGACCACCAAAGACACGAATCGATCCACCGGTATCGAGTGGACCGAGCACACCTGGAATCCCTTCGTCGGCTGCACCATCCACACGGCGGGATGCACGAACTGCTACGCAATGCGCGCTGCGCTGCGCTTGCAGGAATTTGGCATGGAGAGTTATCGCGGCGTCGCGAAAATAGCGAACGGCTCACCGGTCTGGACCGGGAGAATCAACCGGTCGAGCGATGCGCAAATGCGCAAACCGTTCAAGATCAAAAGGCCGTCGCTGATTTTCGTGAATTCGATGTCGGACTTTTTCCACGAAGACGCGCAGGATGACTGGCGCTTGGAAGCCCTGCAGGTCATGCGCAACACGCGACACCAATATCAGGTGCTCACCAAGAGGCCGGAAAATATCCTGCCGTTTCTCACTCGAACCGCCGACAAGCGCGACCGACCGTACACGATCGATTTCGACCAGCGCCAAATCCCGGAAAACATGTGGATCGGCGCGACGGTCGAGCGCGGTGATTTCACGCATCGCATCGACACGTTGCGCGGCGTGCCGGCGAAGATCCGCTTCCTATCGATCGAGCCGTTAATCGGTCCTATCGGAAAGACGTGGCTCGATGGGATTCATTGGGTCATCGTCGGCGGCGAATCCGGACCCGGCGCGCGACCGATGAAAGCCGAGTGGGTGCGCGAGGTGCGCGATCAGTGCGTGGCGCAGAAGGTGCCGCTTTTTTTCAAGCAATGGGGCAAAGACGGCAATAATCCGCTCGCCCTGGAAACGCCCAAAAACTCGACGATCAGCCAGTGGATCGCCAAACACGATCCGGTCGGCAAGGGCGGTTCCAAACTCGACGGCCGCGAGTGGAAAAACTATCCCGTACTCGGTGCCGCATGAACGCGAGCATACACATCGATACGCGCTATGCGCAGATGGTGCAGAACTCGGCCGGCTCGCTCGGTCAGCTGCTGATCTGGACGATTTACGAGCGCGACTACCCCGACTGGTTCGTGGCGCGGCCGCACATCATTCGCCCGAAGACCGCCGGCCCGCTGCCGATGCATCTCATGGCGGCGGATCTCGAGACGCTGCGCGCGATGCTGCCTGACGGCCTGACATGCCTCGCGCGATCGCCCGGCGACGATCCCACAATCATCGAGGTCTGGGTTTAGCTGTTACTGCCAGGTTTCAACCACGATCGGATCATCGTCCGGTAGCCGATCGGTGCGCGTGAGTCCCGCGGGCAGCTGCGCCCGCAGCTGCTCAAGGGTGCGCGCTTCCAGGTGCACGGGCATGGGTGTGACGCCGCCCAAGGTCATGCAGGGGCGCGCGATGAATCGATCCGGTGAGCCGTAGACAGTCCAGAGCAGCGTCTCCCCGACGTTATCGGCGCCCGTCTGCAGGCGCTGCGCTTCCTTCGCGCCGATCTTCCTACTGCCCTTGCCCGTCCCCAGGATCGCGAGCGTGCACAGCACCGGATGCAGCGCGAAGGCGAGATTCAAGTTGTCCACAAAAAAGCTCCCAGTTTTTGCACAGGGTTATGTACAGAGTTATCCACAAAAATCAGCGCTCGCGGCGTGCCCGTGCGGCGGAGACCTCATCGAAGAGCAACGTTCGCGTGGCGGGCGGTGCGGGTAGCTTAGACGGGGTGGGATGGGAAATCTGCTGTTCTTCCCAGTCGCTAATTACGAGGTAGCGCGAGCGCCTCACATCGTAGCGACCGACCAATCCCTCTCCCTCGATCTCCCTTAAACATGCTTCGATCTTCAGCCCGAACCCCGTCTCTCCCGGGAACAAGGTATACGCGAATAAGCCCGCGTCTTCGCGCATCCGGCCTTCATCGTCGGCGATCGTGTAGAGCAGCAAATACACGAGCCGCGCGTCATGGGACAAATTCCGAAACGCCAGGCGGCGGCTGATATCCGCGGGTAGTTGTCGCTTTCGACTCACGATGACTTGCCTCCAATGCACGGACGTGAATGATTTTTTCTTCCCGCGTGTCGGCGACTCTAGCGAAAGTCGGACGCGCATCGCAATAGCAAAAACCCCTAACCGCGTGCGCGCGCCCGCGCGTCGGAATTGCAAATTCAAATCTTAGATCCGGATCCGGAATCCGACGCGCGCGCGCGCCCGCACCCGTTCTCTAAATCTATTTCCGGAATCACTTCCGGAAGCGTTTCCGGAAAAAATTCCGGAAGTGTTTCCGGAGCAAAGTTAATGTGATCGCGCCTTGTGCGCGCGCCCTGCGCTGTGCGACAACCGACAGCACGCCACGGCATCGATGGCGGTCGAGTGAAGGGTGTTGAGGATTCTAGACATCGGCCCGAGCGGGTAGCCGGTGGCGAAGTTTGATTTAACATATTGGCGATTATGCGAAGGTACAGTGCAGCAATTATGACCACCAATTTCGGTCAGAACCGCAAGCAGCTGCAGGCGCAAGTCGCCGGCTGCTATCTGCTCGAGCGCGTCACGCCAGTGATGCAACGTGGTGCAACATGATGCAACTTCAAGCGCCCCGCAAAGACCTTCCCGAAATCCCTCTCCGGATGCGCCAGCTGCCGATTGAGGCGCGCGGCTATCCGGTGCCCTGGTTCGTCGACTGGATCAACGGCAAGCCGGATTTTCGCGTCATGGATCGGCGCAAATGGGGTCTCGCGGTTCGCTTCGGCAACTGCTGGCTGTGCGGCGAGCCGTGCGGAGTACTTCGCACGTTTGTGATCGGCCCGATGTGCGCCGTCAACCGCACGACGAGCGAGCCAGGCTGTCACCTCGAGTGCGCGGAATTTGCGGCGACCGCTTGCCCGTTCATGATCCTGCCGAGTGCCAAACGGCGCGAGGCTAATCTGCCCGAACACGATCAGCCGGGTGGATTGATGCTCGAGCGCAATCCGGGCGCGACGTGCCTGTGGACTACGCGCGAGTTCAACGTGTTTCGAACCGGTGGTCTGCACAGCGTCGGCAACGCAGGGCAGCTGATCCGCATCGGCGAGCCGCGATCGGTCGAGTGGTATGCCGAAGGGCGCAAAGCGACGCGCGACGAAGTACTGCACTCGATCGAGACGGGAATGCCCTTCCTCGAGCAAATGGCGCGCGAGCAAGACGAGGCCGAACACGGTACGCACAGCATCAATGCGCTGCGCGCACAGTACCTCCACTTCACGAAATATCTCCCGGGGTCACGATGAAAATCACGATCAATTCGACGACCAAAGTTGTCACCCTGCAGATTGGCGGCCGCGACGTGCCGGCGCGGATCTGGGAAGGTCACACGGACAGCGGAACGCCCGTACATTGCTACATCACGCGCATCTGCCCGTCGATCCCCGAGCCGTTGCCGCAGACGATCGCCGATGAATTCGCCCGCGAGCTGCGGGAATGCGAGAAGCCTTCCGTCGGCATGCAGGCGATTCCGCTGCGGTTGATCCTGTGAGCAAAGTCACCAAGCTCGCCGACCAGCGCAAGCTCGCGGCCGCGCGCGAGACGGTCAGCCGCGTTGTCATCCCGCCGGCGCCGGAATTTCGCCCGCGCTTTTCCAGCGAAGGCCTCGATAGCCTGATCGATATCGTGGTCAAAAAAGCCGTTGCGAGCATCCGTGCGCGAGAAGCCGCACAACGGAATCAGGGCGAGAGATGATCGCCGTCCGCCATACCTTCGATCGAGTCGAAGCAATCAGTGTCGACAACCGATCGCCCGTACGTGTCTATCATCTGGCTCGCACTTCACAGGTCGCGGCTCATCTCACAACCGCCCGCGAAGTATATCGACGGATTGCATTAAAAGCAGCCTAATTGCGCCGCAGCATTTAAGGTGCTAAAATACCCCTAGGTTCTAACTTTGGATGGGGGATATCGGTGACAGATAAACCACTCAAACGCGGCCGAGGTCGGCCATCTCTCACGGGCAAACCGGGCGCACGGTTCATGATCCGTCTGCCGCAATCCGTCGCGGATGATTTGCGCGCGGCCGGCGCCGGTTCCCTCTCTCGCGGCATCATCCGCCAGGCGCAAGGTCAGCCGCCGCTGCGTACGCCAGCGCAGGGTCGAGCTACCAAACGGGCGCGCGCTAAAGCGGCGGCCGAGTCAAAGCCATGATGCCCGGTCGCACCGCGTCGCCCCCGGCGATCGCAATCCAGCTCACCGAAGAGCAGGCGCGGGCGTTGCATTGGCTCGCGCGTCACCTGGCGTTCGAGGATGCGCTGCAGATCACGCCTCCGCACCTTGGCAAAGAGGTCCGAACGGAGCGCGCCTACGGAATCGTTCACGCCGCGGCCGAGCTCGAGGAGCAGATCGCCAAAGCCGGAGCACACGGCGACGCATGGATGTACAGCACGCCATGAAAACGCGCGAAGAGCACGGTTACACCGAATGGGCTGCCGAGAAAGGAATCCTATGAAACGCGCCGCGACATACGCCCGATTCTCCACGGACAAGCAGACCGAGACCTCGATCGAGGATCAGCGCCGGTGCTGCGCCGAATACGCCAAACTTAACGGCTTGAGCATTGTGGTTGAGTTCTCGGATCTCGCGATCTCCGGCGCCAGCTTCGGCAATCGACCGGGCGTCAACCAGTTGCAGCGCGCCGCGTTCGCTGGCGAGATCGATCTGATCCTGATCGCGGATCTGACGCGGCTGTCGCGCAATTCCGCCGACCTCCCCAAATTCCTCGAGCGCATGCGCTTTCGCAAAATCCGCGTGGTCGGCGTGCTCGATCACTTCGACTCGGACCTGCGCCACTCCCGCATGCAGGCCGGGTTGTCCGGCATCATGTCGGACGAATATCGCTTGGCCATCGGCGAGCGCGTGCACCTGTCGCTCGACACCCTGGCCAAATCCGGCAAGCCGACCGGCTCGAAGGCCTACGGCTACACCTCGAAGCAGGTCGTCATCCCCGAGCAGGCCGCGATCGTCAAAGAAATCTTCGGACGCGTCGCCGCCGGCGAGACCATGTATGCGATCTGCTGCGATTTGAACGCGCGGCAGATCCGCTCGCCCGGCGCCAGCTGGAAGGGCCGCACCACAAACCGCAGCGACGGCCGTTGGATCGTGCCGGCGCTGAATGCCCTGCTGCAGAACGAGCTCTACCGCGGCCGCGTGGTGTGGAACCGCTCGCAATGGGTGAAAGATCCGGAGACCGGCAAGCGAACGCGTCGCGAGCGGCCGGTCGCGGAATGGGTCATCGATGAGCGTCCTGAGCTCGCGCTCGTCGATCGACCCATTTTTGACACAGTCGCCGCGCTCATGGCCCGGCGCAAACTCACCTACGGCAAGAAGGGCGGCGGGCGCTCGAAGTATCCCCTGTCGGGACTGCTGGTCTGCGGGGAATGCGATGCCCGGTTCGTCATGTCGGGCGGCGGCAAGAACAGCCGCGGCTACGGGAGCGGCCAGCCGCGTTATTACACGTGCGCGACATTCCACCAGGGCGGACCGCACGCCTGCTCGAATTCGATCCGCGTGGCCCGCGAGATCTGCGAAGAGCGGCTGATGGAGCCGGCGCTGAATGACCTACTGTCCGCCGAGGCGGTGGACAAGGCCGTGATCCGGATCCGCAAAATGCTCAAAGAGCGGCCGCCCGAGCCGGTGGCCGATATTTCGGGCGTCGAGGCGAAGGTCGCCAAGATCCGCGCCCTGGTTGAGGCCGGCGCCCTCGATGGCGAGATGGCCGAGACCCTGTTTGCCAAACTGGAAGCGGAACGGCTCGCAATTGTGCGTGAGGCGCACCGCGCGGCCCGTCCGCCCCTACTGTCGGGCGCCTGGGGTCTCGAAGCCGAGTATCGGGAACATGCCGAGCGGTTGCGGGCGGATCTGAAGGGTGAGGATGCGGACGTCGCCCGGGCGGCGCTGACTTCCATCTACGGGCCGCGCATCCGGTTGATTCCCGCCGAGGGCAATACCCACCTGCTGGCGGAGGTCCATCTCCAAGCCAATGCCATCCTTGCCGCGGCCGGCGCCTCAGTGGGTCGGATATCACTGAGTAGCGGGGGCCTGCAATCGGCTCATATACCCCTGATCCGGAAGGGCTAAAAATGGCCAGAAAGCCCCCTAGCCGCCGCAAACGCCCCCCAGGGCGCACCAATCCACCGCCCCCGCCCCCGCGCCG